AATAGTCTTGGCACAAAACGTCAGGCTATTTTGAAACGACTTGGATATTAGGTTATCCCTGCCGGTTAGAAAATAGCCGGTAGCAATTACCCAATATTAAAAGGTAAATACTATGACAGACACAAAACCAATTACTTGGAAAAAAGGCAAACAAACGTGTGTTGTTTTAATTAGTAATGAGGACAAAACCTACCAAGTTGCTCTCAATAATGAGCAAATGAACGCTGTGATTTTTATATTGCCACAATTATTTGATGAACACGTCATAAAAATAGTAGAAGAACCGCTAGATATTACATTGAAGGACTACCTATGAACGACAACGACTACGAACTTACTTCGCTCATTGATTTAGCTGTCAAGAATGGTTTCTCTTGGAAATATGATTCACTACCTATTTACCGCCAAGCACAGAGGGAGCTGTATGTAGTTGAACGAGGCGGTAGTTGCTATCCTATGAATCGGGATGATTCAGAACTTTATAAACTACTTTTTTCTTACGGTTTCGCTAAGGCTATCTGGGGAGAAGAAAAATACAAAGCAAATGGAGAACTATATGTTTGGCAACACCACCTACAACAAGCAGTGGTGAGCAAAGATCCATTGCAGTATTTCTTAGATTACTTGAAAATATATGTTTGGCAATACGACTTACATCAAGCAGTCGTTAGCTCGGAGGCAGCATGAAAGCACATAAGGGAAGTGTGTAGTTAGAACACGTAGATAATAGTTTATTGATGCTTTAAACTACGAATAATATGAAATTGCAAAATATCCTTGTGAAGTCTCCGATGGCTGTTGATTATCATTTTGACTCTGGTGATGTGGTTAAAACACTGCCTTCAGAGGATTTATGTATGGTTGATGCTAACAAACAAGGCATCCTTAGGAATACTGAAGTCCTTGATTTCTTGAATTATTCCCCATTTGAGAGCGAACTTGGTGTCTTCGGTTTTTCCCTCGTTATAAAGTTACATGACAACTAGCATAGCTAGTGTTTCATCAGGTAATTTTACATAACGCTTCCCGTTAATTTGCTTAACGTGATATAAATACTTATCTACCAAACATAATATTCGCATATTTTGTGGTGATGTGTCATACTCGGCTTATGCCTACAAAAACGGAAAAACCGAAGGTGGCTGCTAAGGTTCCTGCCAAGGCTACCAAATCACCTCGAAAAAAAGCAGTTAATTCTCTTTTCTTCAAGTTTACCGGAGATGATGGGAGAGAATACTCCCTCACCAAAAAACAAAAACTATTCGTAGAACACTATCTCCTCAACAATACCAATGGAGTTGAGGCAGCTATCGCAGCCGGATATGATGTTCAATTTAAAAAGAACGGTAAGCCAACTGGACAAATCAACAGAAGGCAGGCTTCGGCCATTGCAAGTGAAAACTTATATAAACCTGATATTTGCGCTTATATAACCATAAAATTAGACCAGTATGGCTTTAATGACAAGAATGTAGAGAAGCAACACCTATTCCTAGTCAATCAAAATTCAGACCTAGCCAACAAGCGAGGCGCGCTTGATATGTATTACAAACTCAAAGGAAGATACGCTCCAATTGAGACTGAAACTAAAACTACTATCAAATTTCAAAATCTTGACGACGATGAGCTAGACAAGGCTATTAATGCAATTACATCGAAGTGAGAAGATAAAACTACTAGAATTGGTAGAAGAGAAAAATCGTAGGACATTAATCAATCCTCTCAAGTATGCCAAACGTCACGATAAGCAGGAAGAGTTTTATAAGGCCCAGCAAGTAATCAGGGCATTATTCTGGGGAAATCGCGTAGGGAAGACAGAGATTGGCGCACAAGAAGTAGCGCGCTACCTACTTGGAGAACACGAATACAAAACTATAAAAACTCCAGTAGAAGTTTGGTCAATCTGCCCCTCATTTGATTCACAGAAGGAAACAACACAGCCAAAGCTACTAAGATATTTACCAGAGGGATCAATAGCTTCAATGACCTGGATAAGGAAGGGAATACTCTCTGAGCTGGTGCTAAAGAATGGTAGTAAAGTTACCTTTAAGTCTTACGAACAGGGACGCGCTAAGTTCCAAGGGGCCGGTAAAAGATTGATCTGGTTTGACGAAGAACCACCACATGACATCTGGGAAGAGTGTTTTGTGAGACAAGAAGCCGGTCAGAGGCTAGATATCGTCTTAACGATGACAGCCATTAAGGGTATGACCTGGGTTTACGATGATATATACCTCAACACAGACACTAACTTGATTTATGTATCAGAAGCCGGATGGGATGATAACCCTTGGCTTATCGAAGAACAAAAAGATATTATGTCTAGGGGGTTGAGTCCTGATTCCCTCAAGGTTCGCAGAGAAGGTAAGTTTGTTAGAAGAGTGGGACTGGTGTGCAATTGGTGGGATAGAAGTAAACATTTAAAGGAGTATACAAATACTCCAATTGATTGGACTTTCTATGAGGTCTTAGATGGTGGTTACTCTGATCCAGCAGCATGGTTACTACTTGGTGTTGATAATGATGATACGGTCCATGTTATTGATGGATTCAGAACCCCTCTCTTGACTACAGAGGAAATCAAGACAAAACGTGATACGAAAATTGGAGGATTGCACATCAGAGCAGGTTGGGGAGACACAGATAATCCCAGATTAATAAAAGAATTATCCGCATTGGGTATGTATTTGCAACCAATCCAAAAGATACCTGGAGAAACTAAGTCTTGGGATGAAACACTAGCTAATAAGCTAGCTGAATATGGAATGATTCAAAAAGGTACAGGAGAACCAAGACTGTATATATCTACTAGCTTACAAACCATGAATCAGAGAACAGGTAATAATCATAATTGGATGATGCAAGAAATAGAAAACTTGTTGTGGCAAGAAAGAGTAGCTGATGGAATAATCGAAACTAAGCCAGCATGGGATGATCATAGGAAGTTTGGACACCACTTTGATGGTATTAGAGCATTGTCATATTTTCTGGTATCGTATAAGAAGCCAAACAAATCTTTGGAAACGATAGTACAAGTAGAACCAAACCTAGATCCCTACTCACAATTATCATCTGGATATGAGCGACTATGACGCAATTTGTGCCACATACACCAGAAAATATAGTTACAGTTGAAATAACTGAAAGAGAATTAATAGTGATTGAAGAACTTAGGAAGTATCCATTTGGCAAGATAACCATTCACAAAGCTAATGGGGTCTTGGTCAGAATAGAGCCAGTAATAAGTATATTAATTAACCCTAAAGGTAGTCATGAATAAAAAAAAGGAAGTAACACTAGAAGAAGCTAACAATTTATTCAACAAAGCAGAGGTAATTAAAGGCGGTGGCCTCATTAAATTGATGCAGAAGTCAGAATATGAAGGTTGCCCAATATATCTATTCATGATTGATGGTAAGATATTCATGTATTCTATTTGGTACAAGGGAGAACAGTACATTGGCTACAATCTCATTACACCTGCAAAGGGTAAGAAGAAACTCACTAAAGGCCAGATAGCACAGTGTGGAGCATTGATCTTTACAGGCGCAATTACTACCATAGATACGCTAAAAGAGAGAGATAGCTTTCTTGCCAAAGATAAAATAAAGACTGTAAACTAATTAAAAAGGAGATTATATGTACGATATGCTAATGGAAACAGAGAGAGATCTACCATATTTCAGTTTAAGACAGATTGATTTACCAGAAGTTAGAGAGTGGGAAGTAGGTGGTGAATACTACCTAGTGATGAAAGTTAAGATGATTGGCAAGAGAAGCATGAGTAATTTAAAAGAAAGTAATGATGGGACTAAACTTGAGGGAGAATTTAAAATGCTCATGGTTGAAAAAGTAGACAACAATTCAGCCACCCAAAAAACATTAGAAGATAAAGCATTTCAAAAAGCATTAACCAGAGCCAAATCAGGAAGATAGACATGGCAGAGAAGGTAAGACTACAGATCAAGACAGTATCAGATCCCGAAACATGGGTCGATGTTGGTGCTGGTGCAGCAGGAGATCCAATTCCAGTTAGTATAGAATCTGGTTCATCTGCTGGTACGGAATATATAGAGGATGTAGCATCTGTTGCAGATCCAGCTGGACCAGCAGTTATTTTAATTAGACAAGATACACCTTCTGCTTTAGTAACCGCTAATGGTGATAATGTCGCACAGAGATCTACCAACTTCGGGGCTGCCTATTCACAAATAATCACCTCGGCCGGAGCCTTTGTAGACACCTTCGGTGGTGGCACTCAGTTTGCAGATGGAGCAGCTCGAGGCACAGCTACAGGAACAGTTGCGATGGGTGATGATGGGGCTAACATTCAATCAATAAAAGTTGATGCAGCAGGTGAATTACAAGTAGATGTCCTGACGATTCCAAGCGTACACTTCCAAGATTTATATATTACTGGCCAAGGATCCCAAACAGCTCTCAATAATAACGTTATTCTCGCCACCGCTGGTACAGGATCAACAGATACTCTAAGCGGGACGACTGGTATTTCCTTTCGTTCTCTTTCTTTTCAACTTATTCCTGCAGCTGGTACTGTAACGGCTGGTGTTATTACCTTTGAGGGTTCAAACGACAATACAAACTTTATTTCTATATTTCTA